GTAATCTCTTGCCCACCCATAGAAATTTTTGTAATCTTTAAAAGGACCATAAGTCGATACCCACATTTGATGGAATAGCTGCGAGTAACTTTCTGGCGTAGGTGTCCCTGATAAATAGATAATTGGCTTTCCATTACATATACGTTTTAATTCTTTTGCTCTTAGTGATGGTGTAGGGAATGCTCCAAGGCTATGCGCTTCATCAATAATGACCAGATCATAATTACTATCAACATTATGCAACTGCTCAAAATTATCTACATCAATCTTCTCAAACCCAAAATTCGCATCAAGTACTTGAGCCATTACATCAGCCTTGGCTTTCTTCTTGGTGACAAACAACACTTTCTTCGCACCAAACTTATGAGCCGTAGCAAAGGCGGTGAGGGTCTTGCCAGTTCGAACCTCCATTGCAAGATAGACCAACCCATAATCATTTAATATCTGAGTTGCCTTATCAGACAACTTTATTTGATAGTCTCGCAACTGCATTCTTGTAGGAATTTAATAACACCATAAAAAAAGAAGAACCAAACTATTATCGTTATAACGATGATAAATATGTAAGCAATTAATCTAGTCATTTGTTATAAGTTTCGTTGTAGTATTCTTCAGATTGGTCTAACCAAATAATTTTACCATCTTTATCAAAAGAAGTATATCCAATTTCTCCAAAAGCATTACTATAAGCATTCATTATCTGCTCCTTTTCCATTGCTTTGGCTTGTTCAAATACTGCTTTAATATCATTTGATAATATTCTTTGATAAAACCATTCTACTGCCGTTATCATTTTGTTGGTGTCAACGATATGATGCTCTACCATTTTGTTGGTTTCACCAATATGGTCTTTTTGTTGTTTCATAATTAATTTTTTATTTCTTCAAATCCGCAATGTTCTTGACATTCTGGGCAGATGCCATAATCTTCCATTAATACATCGGTGACTTCAGCACCGCAACATTCACTGAGTTTCATACTTCTTATCGTTTATAATTTTCAATGCATCTAATAATCCCTTTACATAATAAAGGTCATTGATGTCTTTACTGTCAATTTTCTCATCTATCATTTTGATGATGATGTCGTAGGCTTGTTGTAGGTTGTGGTTCATTTTAATTCATCTTTTATACGTTGTAAATATAATGCTTGATCCAGACATTCCTCTATTGCGTGGTCAATCCATTGCTTAACCTCTAAGTCAGTCCTATCTAATGTTGTCCCATACTTGCGAATGCCAGTCTCAGAGCGAGAGCGTAGTAGTGATGCGATGCGAAACACTACGGTGTCTTTGTTGTCGATTGTTACGAAGTCCATCATTTCTTATGCTTTAAAGTGTAAGATAATTGTCTAGGCTTGGTTGTCTCGTTCATATAAAGCCATAGCTGGTGTGTTGCTTGAAATAGTGTCCAATAGCTTAACACCTCACTAATAGGCTTGGTGATTAATTGCCAACCAACTCCTTGTATTGCTCCACCTTTGCCACTTGTTCTTGTCTTAGCATTAAGCCACAATATACCTACCTCATCGATGCTTTTCACATCAGTTGCAATCTCACTTAGCAATTCGTAATAAGCTGATAACTGCAACCAATAGCTATCTTGCACTGAGTTGGATGTCTTGATGTCTAATAATATCCTCTTGCCATTAAGACTGACTACCCTATCCAAAGTACCCGCAAAGCCAAGCTTTTCGGAAATAAAGTGCGCTTCCATCATCTCAATACTTGGGTTGTGGGTAGTGCAGAAATCGACATACCTTTCAAACATTGCCCATTCTAAATTCTTGTAAGCTGGGAAGCCATTAGCATCAAGATAGCTAACTTCTTCTCCCATATCATAACGCTCAGTAAGTTCGTGGACTGTTGATCCTCTACGACCAGCCTCATCACGAATGGTGTCGGCATCTCCTCCATTCTCTTTAAGCCACTGGTAAAATTGCGCTCCTTTCGGAAAGCATTCTAATATTGTTGTAACGGATGGTACATAGCCACCAGATGGTGTGGCATAAAAACGCGAGTCAATAAATTCAATTCGATTCTTGTTCAAGTCTACGTTGTAACTCTTCATAGTTTTAAGTATTTATTGTGATTAAAAAAGACCCCAATGTAGACACATTAGGTCGTATGCTACACTAATGAAACACAGTTATTTTAAGTAAAATCATCAATTTGCAAGTCTCTTGCAAAAAAATGGGGTGGGACACTTCCCTAAATGCGCACTTGCGCAACCCCCTTACAAACCCCTACATACTAAAATGGTGTATCTTCTCCCTCGATAACATCTTGGAGGGTCGGTTTGACTTTCGGTAAGATATTATCTTTTATGTAATTTTCCAAATAAACCATCCGATCGGTATCATCCCAGGTATCCACACCTCTGACCTTTACCTTCACCATAGGAGGCAATTCCCTTGGTTTATCCTTGGTCCAGTAATGCTTCAAGCCTTTCCCATTTTGGGAAATGAAAATAACGGATTGTTTTTTGTCCCCATCAATCACAAGCTTAGGAGTAATATTTATTACTTCGCTAAGATTGGCATTTGGTAGAGCCTTTAGAAATGATGTGGCATAGCCAGAGGAGTACTTCATTTCAAGGTTATAATACACACTATCATCCTTGATGGTAATAACCCAAGACTTGCCATACTCAGACTCTTTGGTTTTGAGATCGGTTAGATAGCCACTGAGTGAGTCATAAAACTCCTCGTGTACTTCTCTGCCCATCTTGTTAACTCTGCTTACTGATTTCTCGGTTGGAGATGCGAACTGGCGCACAAGTTTACCATTAGTAATTGATAAAAACACTCCTTTGCTTTGACTTTGATTTAGTCCCATTTTACTTTGTTTTTTGGTTATGAAAATAATTAATCTTTTGGTTATACTTTTCTATCAGTTGGGTCATCTTCTCATCATAGGTATAATTCATAAACAACCTAAAATACTTATCATTTAACTGATTTAACTTCTGAAACACCACCTTTGCATTGCCTTCAGTCATATCATTTACATCTTGCAAAATATCATTATAATCTGCCCAAAATTCTGCTGGTATGACATACTTTGCATTGGTGTGCTTACGTTTAACTTTCTTGGGTAAGTCCCATTGTGGGGGCATTAATATCACTGATAATGTAATCAATGTTACTATTATGATTCCTACTATCATATACAAGTTTAAGTGTGTTGAATAGTTTAGTCATAGTCTTATGTAGGACATCACCGCTTTTCTCAGCACGATTCACAGTTGCCAATGACACACCACTCATTTCCGACAACTCACTTTGCGTGATGTCCAAACTTCGCCTAAGTGTTCTCAAGTTTTCTTTAGTCATAAATATTAAATAAAATTGTGAAGGAATAGTGCAACCAAAATAATGATTGTGATTGCAATGTAGGACTGGTTTTTCGTGAGTGAGTCTTTTTCGTAGTTTGACATATAATTATAAGTTTATTCCTAATTTATTGCATCTAACATCAATCAAATAACCAATAATAGAATTAAGAGTATAAAATTTATTCTTATCATCTTGAAAGAATAATAAACTTTGGCATCCTTCTTCTAATTGAGAAATCAAAGTATCAATTTCTGCAACTGATAATTTTAAGATGTCTTTTTTGTTGATTAGTTGTGTGTTCATTGTGTTGTGATTTGTAATGCTAAATTAAGGCATTTTTTATAACTGCCAAATATTTTTTTATAAATCTTTATATATTTTAGTTAATAATATGTTAAAGCCTATATAATAAAAAGGCTCGAGTAGAAACTCAAGCCGTAATTTGACCATACCGTATTTAATCACAAAAAACTATTGTTCACCATTCTGCAATGGTATATCTTCAGTGTTGTCTATTCGCCTATATCCCTCGTGCCACAAGGTTTTGGTGAGGATCACACTCTTGCGTATTACTTCCTCCTCATCATCCTCTGGGGCTAAAATATGGCATATTTCGTGGATTAATATCTCCATTGCCTTGCGACCCTTGAGCCGAATATCTATCTCAATCAGCTCATCAGAGTGAGCCAAGCCCCAAGCCTTCTGCTTACCTAACTTGCTATATTGTACTTTTATGCGCCTCACTTTGCAGTTGGGATTAGTAAGTGTCGCTTTTGTTTGATTGTAGCTGCACCTAGCCTTTTCCTTGATACACTATTGCAGTTTTCACATCTAAATAACTCGTAAATGTTAGCACTGGTGTTATAACATTTGCCTTGATCCTTCAGTTCACCACTTCCGCAACTTGGACACCTATGCTCGGTTTCATCCAATATAAATAACCCCATATTCGGATGAGGCTTTATCCAAGGTCTAATTTGTAAGTATGTCTCTTCGAGTATGCGCACGTCTTGTACGTTATAATCCTCCATCTCCTTGAGTGCCTTGCGGTCACCCTTCATACAATTATCCCACAACTCAAATGAGGTCTCTTTCTTGCGCTCTAGGTTGAGTAATTTGTTGACGTAATCTAACTTATTACTGGTAAACCCAAACTGCCTTCTAATATGTCTTAAAGTGTCTATAACTTGATAGGGGAGTGGTGGGTTAAGTCCATTTAAGATAAACCTTGAGTTTAGGCGAGGGATGTCGAATTTCTCAGCATTGTGAGCAATCACAATATCTGCCTCATTAACCAGCTTCCAAATCCCCTCCATTATCCGCTTATCATCTTGGTTGGCTACTTCCTCTGGCTTTAGCTTTGCACTATACACCTTATCCTCAAATAGCCACTTAGCTGCCCAGGTCAAACAAAACCAATCGCTCTTTATTTGTGGTAAGTGTACATTCTGATTCCATATGCCCCAAACGTAAGCACTAATTGGCGCAGTCTCAATGTCAAGAATTAGGACCTTTGCGGATGTTTGGATTTTCTCCATCTTGGAATTTGAGGTGTCGTAATTAA